CATCCCGCGCATCATAATCCACGCCTTCAACCTTGCACCGGAAAACAAATCCATCACCATCAGTGCCGCAACACTCTTGGATAACATAACCGTATTCTTCACCGGTATCATCATCCGTTTCACGGTAATCCTGAAGGATCTTCCTTGCTTCTTTTTCGGTCATGTTATTTCACCTCCACAGTTGCAGAAATAATGTTGGGATCGGTGGTCAGTTGCTTATCATCCATGCGGAAATATCCGAAATGCCCAACGGAACCTTTGGCAAAGTAATCCGAAGCATCCAGATTGGCAACTTGGGGATCAACATAGCGAACCACACCGCCTGTTTTTTCCGCAATGAAAACATGAGCGCCGCCGCCATAGTTCCGCTTCCACTTCACATAGATAGTGTAACGGGAACCATCCGGGGCATTTGCCAACATTTTCTTTACGGCGGCTTCCGTTTGGTTCAGGGTGAAAGCCTGATAGGAATGTTGATAGGCTCCCGGCTGAATGAAACATTCAGAACCCCAAGTGATGATGTTATTCTTGCTGGGTTTCGGCTTGGCGATAACATCATAACCACGGCGGCGCAATTCATACGCCTGAACACACCGCTGACAGTTCACAGAATACGGGGTTCGGGGCTTGTAATTCGGGTTTGCACCGGAAACCGCATCTTGAATATCCATGGGGGTTCCCAACTTTGCGCCGGTGGCCTGTTCCACCAAATCCAGTATAGCGGTTGCGGCAACCGGTGTCAACGCATCCTTGGAACCACCATCCACAAAGGCCGCTTTCCAATCGGGATATTTCATGTTGGAAGGCACATAGTACACATTTCCATCCTGATCCCTTGCGGCCCGTTCACCAATCACATCTTCATCAATGGCCGGGGCCGTAGTTCCACGGCAGTTGGGATGAAAAGGCGGCACCGTTACGCCGGGTTCATATTGGGAAAGCGGGATCTTCATACCGTCCATAGGTTGGCAAATCTCGCAAGTGTGGGAATCCAGCGTTTCAATGATTTCCACCATTTCCACGCCCAATTCCTTGTAGCTTTCATAGCTTGCGGCGGCGTTAAAATAGGTGGTTTCCGTGTGAACCAACCTTCCCGCCTGATACCGGGAAACCCGGAATTGCTTTTTCACGGCATCGGTGATCTTCTGTTGACCGTCACCCCTCAAAAGCCCTTGGGTAAGGTTCTTCTGAATACCGGTCACAAGGTTGGCTTTGCCTTCCCAACAGCGATCCCGGAAGGTTTTCTTGTCTGCTGTCCACGGCTTTGAAAGCAAGGTTTCAATTTTCTTCTGATTTAAGGCCGTAATATCCCAACCAATACCCACGCCCTTGTGAATTTCAAAAGCTCTTTTGGTGTAACCGTTGGAAACTACATCCTTCAGAAGATCATCAATGCTATCAAGCTGGTTGCCATACAGAAGTTCAAGCTGTTGCTGAATTTGCAACTGAACCGATTCAAGGCGGCTGATATGGAATTTGGCGGAAGCGTTTTCCAGCTTCTTCAGCCATTCCGGGGAAAGATTGGCTTGTTCACCGATCTTGATATACTGATCAACCGTCCACTTGAATTCTTCAAGCTGTCCAGCGGTCAACCACTTCCGGGCTTCCGTCAGGCTGATTTGATTGTTGGTAGCAAAACGGCCATACCAGCGTTCAATATCGGCCTGAATTGTGCGTTCAGCTTCCCGGTACATATCTTCAAGGGCGCTGACACACTGATCAGCTTCCTTTTGGGCGGCTTCTTCCAGAATGGCGAACCGGCCCCGCCAATAGTCAGCATTTTTCATGGGCTGTTCTCCCTTCTGTTAAATTGGCTGGGGTGGGCGGATTTGAACCACCGGATCACGGGGTCAAAACCCGTTGCCTTACCTCTTGGCTACACCCCAATATTGGTGCCGGGTATGGGAATTGAACCCATACGCCTGAAGGCGGCAGATTTTGAATCTGCTGTGTCTGCCTGTTCCACCAACCCGGCAAATGGTAGCGTGTACGGGAATTGAACCCGTGATCCCGGCTTGAAGGGCCGGTGTCTTAACCACTTGACCAACACGCCATAGAAAGTGCCGGGGAAAGGAATTGCACCTTTGACCGGGCAAGGAGGCAACCCGGCCCGCCCCGTTATTGCCCCGGCATATCGGAAGGGTGGGGATTATTCATCCCCACCCGGTTCCTGTGTTTTGGAAGGATTGTTGGAATTGGGAAAAGCGTTCATGTAGTCCTGAACGGCTTCTTCCTTTTCCTTCTTCAAACGCTCCAATTCCGTTTGTGCATCCTTTGTCCACGGGTGCTGTTCCACAATGGTTTCATTGGAAATGATACCAGCAGATTTGGAACAGTTTTCGATCACTTCAGATTCATTGATCAGAATATCACGGTTGAAGATTACAGAAACTTCTTCATTTTCAAAATCCCCTTTCCCCTTGGTTTTCAAATCCTGACAGATAAACCAAATAAGCTGTTCAAATGCCGCCTGAAATTCCGTTTCCATGCTGTTTGCATCCAAATCAATGTCAGAATACATGGATTGGATGTTCATTTGGTTGGGATTACCGGAAAGGCGATCATCCTTGGCATCATAGCCACGGGCATTTTCAATCAGGGCCTTTTTGAACACTTCCAAAATGGCCTTGTAGTTTTCAGCGTTCACTTCAATGGTCAGGGTTTCAACCCCGCCATCTTCACGAACCTTCACAGCGGAATAGGTGGAAAGGTTATAACGGAATTCGCCAAGATCCTGACCATCATAGTTCTTCAGAACCAAGATGGTGTTCCGGGCATTTTCTTCCATGTTGTTCTGAAAATCAGAAAGGATGGTGTTGATACCATCCTGAAGGGATTTCACACGGCGGATCAGCGGCGTTTCCTGTTTGTTGTACTTGAAGGCGATCAGCGGCAACCGATCCCAATTATAGGCTTCCACCTTCTCACCGGTGGTCACAGTGATATAGGGGGAATATTCACCAAGTTCAACATCAGGGATCAGGGTTGAACCATCCAGAACATAGCGGTAAAGGCCATCCGGTTTGTAGATTTCAACCTTTTCCACCAGCTTCTTTGTCAGGCCATCCCAAACTTCCTGAATGTAAAGACGGGCGGCGGCATCCAAAACCGTGTGATCATCGTCCTTCCAGAAAGGCAAAATCTGAAAGGCCGGGAAGCGCCTGAAGGAAAGTTCACCTTTTTCATCGTAGAACACGAACAGCCAACCCTTACCACCGTTCAGGGCATCTTCACCCACATACTTGATAAGGCGCTGAACTGCCTTATTGAACCGCTTTTTCAGAAGTTCAAAATAGGTCTTGTTCTCACAGTTGATGGTGAAGGGCTTGCCCAACAGGTAGTTGGTTTTCTGATCCACCATCTTTGCATACTGATTATCAATCACCTTGTTATTGGGAAGGTTGGTGACTTCAAACAGTTTGCCATCAGCACCAATGGCGGTGCGCTTCCGATCCACAATATCATGTTTACCGGAATAGTAGGTTTCACCCTTCATCTGTTCAATGCGTTCCGGTGAACCCTTCCATTCCACGATCTCACGGGCGAAGAACTGTCTTTCAGTAAGTCCAGTACCGGCCCCTTCTTCAATCAGGCGATTGATACGGGCGGTTTCAGTATTCATAAACAACATAGGTCAATCACCTTCTTTCTGAATTGGGGGGGGGCTTGGAATCCAATGGGGCGCTGTTTGCTCTTTACCAGCACCAAAGTTTGATTGGGAAGTTCCACTTCAATCTTCAGGCTGTTATACGGCAAGCGTTCCGCCCATTGTTCAATCTTGTTCAATATTTTCTGTTGCTCAAACATCCGGGCGGCTCCCTTCATGACTTAATATCCACAAACAGGCCAAAAGCCCTGTAAAATCAGGGCTTTTGTTACTATCGTGTTATTCAAAACTGTATGTGGGGCCAACCAGCACATCTTCCAGCGCATAACGCATGGCATCCATCAGGTGGTTGAAATCGTCAATGGGCTTATTGATCTTGGCCCCAAATTTATCTTCATCCCAAGTGTAGTTTGAAATTTCGGTCAGGAAGTTCACACACCGGGGATGAATGATGATGGTGTAATCCTGAATGAACTGAATACCATTGTTGATGGAATCCTTGCCCTTTCGGGCCGGTCTAACATGACGAAGGCCAGCTTCCCGCAATTCGTCAATGCTCTTGGGTTCGGCGGAATCGGCCTTGATCCGTTCCTTGGCGTAACCCATGCTGGTGACTTTTTCGGAAATGGCC